CCAGGATTTTGCGCAGAACAGTCAAATTATCCGAAGATTGGAATGTAATGATTACTGAATCAATTCAGAACTGGTTAGATACGCTTGAGTTAAACCTTGAACAAAAAGTGTTATCGGGTTTGTGCTTACGTCTGGCGCAGTCCTTTGACCAACAAGCCAATACCAGCACGGCTGCAGAACTTCGCAAGACCGTGTTAGAGCTTCAACGATCTCTCGGTGCCTCGTCCGCAGAGATTGACCCGCTGGAGAAGTTACTCACTCGCTAATGCTCCAGCTCCCGACTACTTACACGCCTCCCCTTAGTGAAGACTTCATTACTGACGGGGATAAGCTCATCGAGTTTGCCAAGATCGCGTGGAGTAGCCCGGAGAGTCCCGATGGACTAGAACTTGACGAATGGCAGAAGTGGTTGCTTCGAGCAATCCTCGAACGCTATCCGGCAGATCATCCGACTTACCCAAATAGACTCCGGTATCGCCAGGTAGTTATCAGCGTTGGACGCCAGAACGGTAAGTCCCTAATTGCAGCCATGCTTGGACTCTATGGACTATTGCTTCATGAAGTCGGTCCTCAATGTATCTCTTTAGCCTCGAGCACGGATCAGGCCAACATCGTTTACAACCGAGTTCTCTATGTCATCAATAGCAACCCGTTTCTAAAGAAGCGATTTAAGCGAGCTACAGAGACTCGAGGAATTGTTACTTCGGACGGAGGAGGACGCTATGACGTGAAGGCAGCTAAAGAAGCAGCTCTTCAAGGTATCCCGATTAGCTTCTGTCTATTCGATGAACTTCACTTAGCTAAAGAGGGAATGTGGTCAGCAGCAGTTCTTGGAACTTCACAGCGTAAAGATGGAATTGTCGTTGGAATTACAACCGCAGGAGATCAGAACTCGAAGACTTTGATAGATCTATACAAGTCAGGAAAAGCAGCTTCTAATGGCGCAGCGGATTTAGAACGTTTTGGCTTCTTCCTATGGGAAGCGCCGGAGAACTCCAAGGTCGATGACCCGAAGGCAATCATGGCAGCTAACCCATCCGTCGCTGCAGGTCGCATTCAAATGGAGCAAGTTATCTCGGACTTGAAAACAATTCCAGAACACGAAGCTAGAAGATACCGACTAAATCAATTCATCGCTGGATCTACGAACTCATGGTTGCCAGGAGACATCTTCCGAGCTGCAATTGGTCGAGGAGTTACCAATCTAACCGGAGGAGTCTTCGCCGTAGACATAACTACGAACTGGGCTCACGGCACAATAGCTTATGCCAATGACATCGAGGACATCCACGAAACAGAATTAGTCATGTCTTTAGTTAGTCCTACCGAACAACAACTCTTCAATGAGCTAACATCGCTTTATAGTAAACACAGCCCGCGAGCGATAGTGCTAGATGATCGCCAGCTACCTGGTCTAGCTAAGAGACTAAAAAACTCTGGGCTTCCAGTCTGGACACTATGGGCTAAAGAAGTCTCGTCAGCATGCTCGACTGTCTTTGCTATGTTTAGCACTGGCCTCGTTAGGCATAACAGCGATCCCCTCCTGGTCGCACAAATGCCTAACGGGGTTGCTAAATACTCCGGCGAGAGTTGGTTCATAAGTCGTAAAGAATCACTTGGAGACATCGACGCAGTAATGGCAACGGTGTTCGCACTTTACGTTTCTTCACGCGCACCACACGCAACAATAGGCGTGTTCTAGTCGGTGGTCTGTGGTATCCTTGACTCCAAATGGCAACTATTCTTGATAGGCTCTTAGGTCGCAAACCAGAAGTTCGCGCCGTTCAGCCAACAGTCCCGACAAGACAACCTAGCATTGTCACACCTAACACAGCTTTAAGTCTTACAGCCGTCTATCGCGCTATCCAAATCATCGGAACTCCGATTAGCAAGATGACTATAAACACTTACCGATTCGCTACCGGAGTCGAGCTCAAAGTTGAAAACCCTGTTCTAGTAAACAACCCTTCACTAGATCAGAACCGCAGAGACTTTCTATTCCAGACCGTCGTAGATCTAGCTCTCCAGGGCAACGCTTACTGGTATAAACAGTATTCATCTAACGGTCAGGTAAACAACCTAACCATTCTTCCGGCTGCTTCCGTAATGCCTAGCTATCCAAAAATGTTAGACGGCACAATCGACTACTCTACAATCGTTTACGATTACATGGGTAAGCGTTACTCCAAGCGCGAGATCGAGCACCTAAGAGTATTCAGCCAGTCCGGTCAGCTTATTGGTGTTAGCCCAATTGCTTCATGCTACAAAGACATCTCCGCAGCTTTAGATCTACGCGATTACGCTTTGAACTGGTTTACCGCAGCGGGAGTTCCAACTGGAGTTCTAAAGACTAACCAAATGTTGAACAAGGCCGAGGCCGATGAAGTAACTAACAACTGGCACAACAAACAACAGAACCGCCAAGTTGCAGTTCTAGCTAATGGTTTTGATTACCAGCAAATTGCACTCTCTCCTCGAGACGCACTATTCACCGAAGTTCAGGATCAGCAGACACAGGCAATTGCTAGACTCTTTGGTATCCCTCCAAGATTGCTAATCACTTCTGTTCCGGGATCATCCGATACTTACACTAACTTGCAAGATGAGAACCAGGTATTCTTCCGTCATACTTTGATGGCTTACACAGACGCAATCACAGACGCACTTAGCAACTGTCTTCCTAGAGGCAACCGAGTCGAGTTTGACTTCGAGCACTTATTCAAGGCAGATGTCGCAGCACGTTACAACTACTACCAGACCGCAATCGCAGCGGGTATCCTAACCGCCGAAGAGGTCAGAACGAAAGAAGGACTAGATGTCTGAAATGATTACACGCGAGTTTCAAGCTCGCTTAGTTGAGAACGAAGAGAGAACTATTGTTGGTCTCGCAGTTCCCTACGGTCAAGAGATTGAGCTAAATGGAAACACCAAAGAACGTTTCGAAGCTGGAGCTATTCAGACCATTGAGGACGTCAAGTTGTTCTACGGCCACGAAGAGCCAATCGGTAAAGTTGTCGAAGGACGCGACACCGAAGCTGGCTTTGAGATTGTCGCTAAGATAAGCGATACTCCACGCGGAAACGAAATCTACACCTTGTTACAAGATGACGTGCTAAACCGTTTTTCGGTTGGCTTCTACCCGGTCAAAGACCGCAAGGAAGGCCAAACGATCGTTAGAGAACAGGTAACACTCCTAGAAGTGTCAGTTGTTCCCTTCCCAGCCTTTTCAGGCGCAAAAATAACCGAAGTCCGTAGCGAGTCGGAGACCGAAGAGGTCGAAGAGGTTGCAGAGACTCCTAATGAAACAGAAAGTGAAACAATGGAAAACATTGAACTTGACGTTCGCACCGTGCAGGACGAGGTTGCAGAATTGCGCCGAGTTATCGAAGCAGGTCAGTCCGTCGAAACAGCAGCACCATCTACACACAAATTCCGCTCACAAGGCGAGTTTGCTAAGGCTCTAGTTACCGGAGACGCTGACGCAGTTCAGCTAGCCCGTGACGCAAGCACTTCTGCAGACACCGTTGCCCTACCAGGCTTCATTGGTTACATCGACAACCTAATCGACACTAACCGCCCAACTCTATCGGCCTTCTCTCGCGCTGCACTTCCAGCTGCAGGTCTAACCGTTGAGTATGCACAGGTATCTTCTAACACTATTGCAGTTGGAGTTCAGTCCCCAGAGAACGAAGAGCTATCCTTCGGAAACCTAGTAATCGATTCAGTTTCAGCTAACGTTGTAACTTACGGTGGCTACACTTCGATGTCTAAGCAGACCATCCAGCGTTCATCCGTAAACTACCTAGACACCGCTCTACGCGCTCTATCTATTGCTTACGCGAACACAACCAACAAGGCAGTCGTAGATCTAGTGGAAGCACAGGACTACACAGGCAAGCGTTGGGACGTTTCAGCTGGAACTTCCGAGGCTCTTATCGGTGGACTAGCAGACGCTTCTTCTTACATCTTCAAGGAGACCGGACTACGCCCAGAAGCTATCATGTGTGGAACCGGAGCTTACAAGTTCCTTCTACAGGTAGCTGGCGAAGACGGCCGTCCAGTAGTGCTAGTAAACGGCGCTGGAGTAAACAACATCGGATCAGCTAACATCCCAGGTCTATCTGGTCAGCTATTCGGTCTTCCAGTAATCGTAGACCCACAGATTGCAACCAACCGTTGCTTCGTGGCTAACAGCGCAGCCATCCAGACTCTAGAGTCCGCTGGCGCACCTGTAAGACTATCTGCAGATGACATTACAACCCTTACAGATTCAATTAGCGTTTATGGATACATGGCAATCACCATGCCATTCTCCGACGCTCTAGTTGTTCTAGACATCGTTTAATAGGTCAATAAATGGCAGTGACGTTGGCAGAGTTCCAGGCTTATGTTGGAACGGATGAAGTAGACTTCCCCCAGGAATGTCTAACGTCCGGTATTGCATTAGTGACTAAATACATCGGTGCAGTGACTACCGTTCCGGTAGCACTTAACGATCAAGCGGTCTACATAACAGCCTCGGAGCTCTTCCACCGTCGTTCCGCTCCTAACGGAGTTGCTCAATTTGCTAGCTTCGATGGTGCTCCCATCCGAGTAGCCAAGGATCCAATGAACGCGGTTTACCCGTTGCTTCAAAGATACGTAGGCTATGCAGTATGAGCGAGATCAACGCGTCTAAAGTCGAGTTCAAACTTGAACTAGCGGACGCAGGGTTGAACGTTTTGGAATACATTCCGGAGCGAATAACCCCTCCAATAGTTATCATAAATTCCGCGCAGCCTTACTTGCAAACAGCACAGTTTGGCGAATGGAGTTTAGGGCTTGAAGTAGTTATGGTAGCTTCTACCGCGACTAACAAGATGGCAACGGAGAATCTAGACCAGCTCATCGAGGATGTTCTGAACGCAATCGAACCTTTGAAATACGTTCGGATAACTTCGGTAAACCAGCCTTACAATCTACAAACAAATAACGCCGAGTATCTAGCAGCGAACATGTTCGTCCAGCTAGACATCACACTTTAGAAAGGTAGCCTCATGGCCGCTTCAACAAGAATCAAAGCACAAAACATTATCTTCAAAATCGGAGCCACCGATTACGCGTGTGACGCTAACATGGTCGAGCTAACTCTAGGTGACGCACCTGGCGATGTTCAGACTTTTTGCGAAGTTCGCGTAGGCGGAGAATGGGCACTTCAACTAGACGGAATTACATCTGGCGAAGACACAAGCCTTTACCGCGTTCTGTGGGACAACTACGGCACCGAGGTTGCATTCGTAATTGCTCCTAACGGAAACACTACTCCAACCGCTGACACTCCTCACTACGAAGGTGTTGCAGTATTCAACGAGCTTCCACCTCTAAGCCTAAACAGCAACGAGACAGCTACGTTCTCTGTGACTCTTCGCGTAAAGAACACTCCTCACGATCCAGCTACTAACAAATACTTTGGAGTAGAGATCGTAACAGCAGCCTAATCATGGCCGATGGAATTAAGGTCGCTGGTCTCAATGAGGCCATACGAGCTCTTAGGGCTATTGGGGTTCCTTCCGCTGAAATAGGCGAGGCGTCTCAAGAAGCCGGAGAGATTGTAGCTAACCAAGCGCGATCCTTAGTTCCGGTCAGGACTGGAGCACTCCGGGCAACTATCAAAGCTAAAAAGATAGCTAGAAAAGTTGTAGTTAGCGCAGGCAACAATACAAAGGTTCCTTACGCTAACCCGATTCACTTCGGATGGAATTACGACAAGGTGAACCTGCAAGCTAAGAACATCAGACCAAGACCGTTCTTTAGTAATGCTTTGACAAGAACAAGGCCACAGGTCTACCAGATTTTCTTCAAGAACTTAGATAGACTGTTTCAAAAGTATTCAAACCGCAAACCATAGGAGAACGCAGAATGAGCAATTTTGATTTTGAGAGTCTAACTCTCGAAGAAGTAGAACTAATCGAGAACCTAACAAACACGGGTATCGATGACGCTTTCGGTAATGGCAAACCTAAAGGCAAAGCTTTAGCAGCTTTCGTTTGGGTAGTCCGTAAAAGGGACAACCCTAGTTACAAG